CCTCCATAATACGAGCGGCGGCATCATCAGTAGTCGTACCGTTGATAGGCCATTCCAACTGAAGATTTGTATTTGAAATTGTTATGTCGCGGTATGAAACATCCGTTGGTTGGATGACGTTACCAGTAAAGGGGCTGTTGTAACTCATAATTTATCCTTAACTGTCCATCACTACGGCTTGGCGATCAGCAATACGCAACTTGTCTTCAGCCATTAAGGTTTGCATGATTTGGTCATAGTTTGCCTTCCACATAGTCATTCGCTCATCATTTTTGAGGAATGGCATTGCCTGCAACAAAGACCCATAAAGCAACGCTTGGGGCGCGTAGATGGTGAACCAATTGGTTTGATTGGCAGAATCTAAGGGTTGAATGCGCTCGTAGTACAAGACTTCAAACGTGTAAGCCGCATCAGGTGTTGGGGCTACAAGCCAATGCGTGTAGTCGTAATCACTGTAAAACTCAGGGGTTCCTGTAGAGTTTGCGTTAGGCCAATACTCGCGGAGGTACTCATACTTACGCAAAAGAACTGGTTGGCGCTCACCAGAAACGGTTATATTCATTGAGACTGTTTTGTGCCAACGAGCAGGCTTGTCAATAATTGACGTACTTGTGGTCATGGTGCTTGTGTTGACTGTCAAGTTACCCAAGAACTTGATCTGGCTGGCAATGATTTGCTCTGCCAACATGATAAAAAGCGGTATTTTATCGACGGTAGCCGTGTCATCCCTTTCCAAGTAGGATTGGATGTTCTCAACTAGCGATGTGTAGGTCATTACGGATGCGGTTGCCATGCGTTCACCTTGTGGATTTGTTGAAACATTTTAGTCTGCCTTTTCAATTAAAACAAGGCGCACTCAGCCGCTCGACGTTTGGTCAAACCAGCCAAAACTTTACCGCCGCCTTTGTTCCATAACTTCAACTGCTCCTTGGCTCCTTCCCAATCCTGTGCGTTAATTTTACGTTTAAGGGTAGAGGTTTGGAGACGCCCAATGCCGAGGTTATAAGCAAAATCCACGGCTCCGTTGCACTTGCGCTCATCAGTTGCAAGAATGGGGCAATGCCGAAGAACACCGAGCAAGTAGGTATGCTCCAACTCAAACATCAACAGCGCCCTAGCCGTTGGCTCGTCCATTGGAGCGTCCTCAAGGGTTACCTTACGCCCATCAGCGTAGTAAGTTGACCCGTAGCCCACGGTTGGCACACCTGCTGGACATAAATACGGCCTAGCCCGATAGCCCTCAAATTGACGACATAGTGAGGCGGCTATCTCTAAGTTCATAACCCACGCTTGGCTAAAGTGCGATCAAGGAACCAAAAATTGATTGTCCCAGCCAGTAGTGCTGAGAAGTCGGGTGACATCATCATTTTGAACACTTCAGCGGGAGGAGCGCCAGCAGACCATGAGTTGTACGCAAACCATACATGGACAAAACTCCAGATAAACATTATCCAGTAAGTTACAACAGGACGAACAGATGCAGATATAGCCGCCGCCCAACCACCTGCGGCTTTTGCCATCTCACCCTGAGATACAATGGCGGCATTAAACGCATCCATGACACCTACGTCCACAGCCGCTTCTCTTTGTGCGCCAATCTCAGACAGCTTTTGAGCGCCACGTTGAGCCTCAAGATCACACTGAAACTTGAACATATTCAGTTCGTGTTTTCTTTCTGAAGATTTATCGAGAAATTTTAAAAACTCTGGGGCAAGCCTAAAAATTCCACCAAGCACGGAACCTATAACACCACCGCCGAGTAGTTCAAACATTACAACCCCAAAACTTTTTTAAGGAGTTCACCAGCCACGCCCGGCCCGAACAGCACGCACACGATCACCCCATACAAGAGGTACTCAATCTTATTCATACGTTTAGACCCGTCATCAAAACGCGCTTGAATGCCTTCATAACGCTGGGCGCAGATAGCCTCATGGACACTCAATCGCTTGTCCGTTTCTGATGCCAACTCTTGTATATCCGCCATAAAATTCCTTGAAGAAGCCACCCAAAGGTGGCTCTTTTTAGTTTACTGTTACGTCAGTAACCGCCTCTTGCGGCGTTTCTAACGAATCTTTCAGCATTCTGAAGAAGGCATCTCTGCCTACTTGCAACTGATCCACATTGAATCGTGCTGAGTCCAACTTGCGATCCAAGTCGGCAACATGGTTGAGCAACATCTGCTGTTGCTGTGTCATGTCTTCAAACTTGTACTCTACACCGTCGATTGTCACAGGGGTCTTTTTTTCGTTTCCCATGATGTTTCCTTTAATGTGCCACCAAGATCGGGTGGTGGCTTCCCGTTAAACTGTTGCCCAAGGCAGTGGAGGAGTTACCACTGGTGGGTTAATTTGGTTCTGAATCTGTTGCTCAACAGCCGCTTCAGTAGCAGTTTTATCCACGCCGTTAGCCCAAATCCAACCCAACACTTGAGATTGAGTTAACTGAGCGTAGGGTGTAAACGTACCAGATGGTGTAGGCACTGCACAAGTGGAGTAAACATAGCCGTTGTAGGTTCCATCCACACCAGAGCAAGTCCAGTGAACTGTAAAAACAACGTCAGTGTTGCCGCCCTCTTGTGGGTAGCAGTCCATTGCTGTAACTGTCCAAGTAATAGTGGTCATTTTAGGCTCCTTGGTTAGGTTGTTGTGCCGCTATTTGGGCTTGATAAGCCGCAATAACTTCAGCAGTCCAAGCCGCATTGCAGATTGCAACAACATTTGTTGGAACGCCAGTTAGGTCTTGTGCTGGTGCTAGGCTTGAGCGATGGTAGGTTTGGCTAATTTGATTGCCATCTTCCATGATGCGAGTTGCTTGACGATAGAGAACGATGCCATTCTCTGTGACTGTGATCTGGTCAACAGTTGTGGTTTTGGTAAGTGACATAATGATTTCCTTTGAGTTAAGTGTCCGTCCACGCTAGTCCAGCGGGGATAATTAAGTGGATGTTAAGTAAGTCATACAACCATAAAGTGCAGTGCTGCTTCCGAAAGTAGCATTTTGCTGTGCTGTAACACTAGCGGCAGTTCTACTATCAAAACGTATGTTTGTACCATTGGTAAAATTAGCACCTATGGAAACAACTGAAGTTGCTAGGTTAGCTTGATACGTTGTACTACCAGAAGCGGTACTTGGGTTACTACAATTAAAGGGCGCACCAGTCATTAAAGTGGTAGACCCTGTGCCTATCACATTAACTTCAATGTAAAAATCAATGTAGACAACTCTGCCTATTTTTACATAATTTCCACTTCTGCCAGAGTAGGTTGTAGTACCACCAAGGTCAGGTGTCCAAGTACCTTCTTCATAGTCGTCGAGCGTATTAGCGTTTGATGATGCTGATTGAGTTGCGGGGAATGTGATGCCTGCACCGCTTGATGAGGGAGTAGCATCTCCGACAGAAATTGTTGTTACCGCTTGAACACCACCAGCCGCAGGAATTTTCAATCGTAATACAGTACCGCCAGCAGATATATCAGGAGATGTGCCAAATACTATAGTACCACCAGTTGAAGCACCAGCAGAACTTGAAAACCCACTAATTACAGCGGCGGCAGTTGTAGTATTTGATGACAGACCAAAATTGATTCTGCCTAAGTTGTAGTTTACACCACCACCGCCACCAGCCAAACTTATAAATCCTAGAGCATCTGTATTTGTACCAGCATCAATAGAAAGGCATTTAAAACTACCTCCAGCACCATAAGTTAATACTGATGTAGTTCCAATACTAACACTACCTGTTGTGTAGTAAATGTTTGAACCGCTAGTAACCCATTGGCTTCCACCACCACTTACTGTTGTCCATGTTGGAGCCGCCGCAGAACCGCCAGAGGTCAGCACCTGACCGTTTGTGCCGTAGTTAGCACCTGATAAGCCAAATGCTCCTGTGGAGGCTATGCGGAGGTGTTCTGTTGGTACGATAGAACCACTTGCAGTTGTGTGAAACGATAGACGACCCGGCATACTAGATGCGTTAATAGTTGCACCATCTACTTTTCCGTAAACAAAAGCGGCGGCGGCAACTCCACTTCCAGTTGTACCCTCCCAAACAATTGCACCTAGCGTATCTGCATTAGCCACAACAGTATTACTGTTTACAGTAGTTCCGCGAGATTTACCTAAAACAATGTAAGTACCTTCATCATCAGCCCTGTTTACAAACCATTGCGCTCCACCATAGCCAGTTGTCTCCATTGCGTACTGACTAACGCCTGTGGTGTAACCAGTTGTGCGAAGTGATGTAGTACCTACCAACAAATTACCAATCCCAATATTTACATTACCTCCATTTGGGTTTAGCGACAAATTGTAGGTTTGCGACAGGTCAGTGTAATCAGTTGCTTGAATCCACGGGCTTGAACCATTTAGGCCAAAATCAATGATTCCACTTGTGGCAGAACTTGAAAGACGTAATGCGCCATTTGTTTGTGTAGTTCCTGTAGTAGCAGGCACTCCAGTTGTTGAAATGTTGCTTTGCAAACGAACTACGGGGTTGTTAGTTCCTGCACCTAAATTGCCTGCGCTATTTAATGT